GTAATAACCTAATAGTTCTTTAAGAGAACATAGATCATTTGTGTTTTTATGGAATACATCATGGTTGCCTGGAATAATATCCATAGTCATACCATTTTGTTTCATAGGCTCAAGGAAATGCCTACGATTAGCATTCAATGCTTTAAAGTTTACAAACTTTCGATGGTCATAATAATCACCAAGATGTATTATATGTTTTATATCATTATCTTTACAGAATGGAAAGAATACTTGCTCATAGAATCTCTCTTGGAAGTCTATGAATATCTCTGAACTATTCCTTACGCCACAGTGTGTATCATTTAATAATGCTATCTTCATACAAATGGATTTCCTTTAAACCAAAAAACTAAACTATATCTTGTACCCTTTTTAACTTTATCTACCTTATGCCAAACATGAGATGGGAATACAGTAATACCACCTGTAGATTTAGATATTTTTTTAGGATCTGTTTTATTATATTCTAATGCGTTATCGAACCACATATCACCACCTTCAAAATCATCATTCAGATTTATGGTAACACTTATCTTTCTTATTTTACCAGTACCATCTGGTTCCTCGAATGAATCTCTATGCCAATCGTAATAACCACCTTTGTTGTATTCAGTAAATTGAATTGATTCGACTGGTTCCCATTGGAAATTCCAACCTGCTCTTTCATTTGCTGTATATATGTATGGTATTAATTCCTCTACTATCCATTTATCATTTAGCCATACAACATTTGACTCTCTATAATTTTCTTCTTTATTTTGAACAGTGGCTTTACTTTTTTGTTTAGATAAACCTAATTCAATTATACGATCGCACATAGCAGAGTCTAATGCTTCTGGAAATGACCAAACAAAATGTTTTAATCTCATACTACCTCCATGGTTCACCCATTACCCAAACAACTAAACTATATCGTATGCCCTTTGTAACTTTCGTTACTCTATGATATGTATCAGATGGGAATACAGCTATATTACCTAAACCACTACGTACTTTTCGGGGGTTTTTTGTCCAATAATGATCTTCTGAATCTATTTCTAAATCACCACCTTCGTAATCATCATTTAAGTTTATAGTAATACTTATCTTTCTTGTTGCACCACCTGTTTTACTTATATCTGTATTTGTATCGCGATGCCAATTATAATGATTACCTACTTCGTATTTAGTAAACTGAATTGCTTGAGGAATATCATAATCAAAATTCCAACCAGCATTAACATTTGCTGTACTTACATATTCCATAATCTGATCCATAATATAAGGATCATATATCCATCCAGTTTTACAAATCCGTGTTTTCTTTGCAGGCTGCTTGCCTCCATCAACTGTAGCATCTTCTATGATTTGCTCTTCACCTATTCGTATTAGTTCATCGCATGTTTGTTTATTTAATGCTTTATCAAATACCCATGCACTATGTTGTACTCTCATTTCTTATCTCCTTGTTTATATCTATAGCCTTTTCTAATAGACTAAGTTTACCTTGGCCAGATTTTACAAAGGCACTCGTATCTTTTGGAAAACACATACCACCGAATCCATATTTTCTATCTGGTCCAGGAACCATCATATGGCTTTTACCAATGCGTTCATCCATTCCTATTAATTGTGTAAGCTCATCAAATCCATCTTCACCAAACATACTATGTAGTTCATTAAAGAATACAACCTTTGTAGCAAGGAATGTATTGATAGCATATTTCGCATAAGCTGCTGTTCTTTTATCAGTAAATTTAATATGATTCATTTTAATTCCAGCATCTTGAAATATTGTACACCAAAATAAAGATTGACTTCCACCAAATATAGTAAACTTTTGATTTAGAAATTCTTCTTGTGAGTCAGCTTCGGTTAAGAATTCTGGGTTTGTTGTAATAAATCTATCTTCGCTTAATAAATCTATAAGCTCTACAGATATAGTTGACTTAATAAGAATAGGTACCGTTGGTGCGTGTTTACGTATCTCACGATGGTATTGTTCAACCATCATATCATCACACTCACCCATTGGTCCTTGTGGTGTAGGTAAACATATTATAATACCATCATAAAGATGGTAATGTGGATATATGTAATCTCTTTGAATTAATTCATACCCTGCTGGAGGATCTAATATTTCTACAGAATATTTTTGTGATAACCCTGCAAATACAGCTTTACCCACTACACCATATCCTATTACTAAAAAATGCTTCATCTCCACATTATACCATATATTTCCTAAATGTACATGCCTTTAAACCAATCTGCAAAATGTTTAATTCCTTCTTGAATTGATACCTTTGGACTATATCCCAATGATTGAGCCTTACCTATATTTGCTTGTGTAGATTTGACATCTGCAGGATGCATAGGCAAATAGTTCTTTAAAGATACTCTACCCAATTCATCTTCTAAACATTCTATATAATCCATTAACTCATTTGATTTACCTGTACCAAGATCGTATATTTCGTGTTGATTCTCTTGGGGTTGGTTAAGCATATACTCTAATATAATTTCAATGCCATCAACTAAATCACCAACATAAGTAAAGTCTCGTTGCATGTCACCTTCGTTATAGATGTCTATTTCTTTTCCTTGAGACATTAGATCTGCAAATGTGTGTAAAGCCATATCAGGTCTACCATATTCTCCATAGACTGTATAAAACCTTAAGCCGCTTGAAAGTAATTTAGATGTTTCAAATTGTTTTTCATTTACATATTTAGACCAAGCATAAGGATTAAGATGATCAGAATCTGCTGTAGATGATGATGCATATATAACAGGTATTTCATAATGTTCACATGCATGAATCAACCTTTGCGTTGCAGTTATATTTGTATCAATATACATTTGTGGATTCTCTAAAGAATGCCTCACACCAGCATGTGCAGCTAAATGAATAACTGCGTCATAGCCTTCTAAATAGTGGGCCCAAGGGATAATCTCTATATCATAATCAATAATCTTGATACCAAACTTATCTTTTAATATGTTTGCCCTATCATGTTTTAATTGAGGATCATAGTAGTCATTGAAGTTATCTACACCTTCAACTTCATAACCATCCATCGCTAGCTTCTCAGCTAAATGAAACCCAATAAAACCAGCAATACCAGTAATATAAACTTTATGCATATTCCATAACCAATTCTAATCCTTTCTTTTTCTTTTCTTTCTCTTCCTTTGCAAAGTCTTTTACTTGCTTATCAACTTCTTGTATCTTCGAAATCTTTTCACGAAGTGTGTCAAGGAATGATTGGTCAATAGGACTATTCATATCAATAGCAGATACAAACTCTTCGATGTTTGCTTGCTCCATAAATTTAAATTTGATGTCAGCTTGTTTCTTTTCCTTTACAATACGTCTTATAAAAGCAAAGTAAGCTATCTGTGTAAAATATGAGAATGCATTAGGTTTACCTGTACGAGTAGATGCATCTATTCTATAATTATATATTGCTTTAAGACAATTCTCAACACCATCCATTACCATTTCATCTCGGTATGTATATCGTACAAAGTTTGGTTTATGAGATAGACCTTCACAGATCTTCATGAAGCATATAGCTATATAATCTGGTACAACTGGATTCTTTGTTCCAGCTTCTTTTGCTGCATTCGCTTGAGTAACATAGTCGACAACTGCATATGAGAAGTCTCTATTATTTACGTAATGGGGTTTGTCACGAGGTTTAATTTTTTCAGGCATAATATTTCCTATTAGTTCAAATGTATTACCATTATAACATAAAACAATCAATTGTACATAGTTAAACGCTAAAAGATGAGCCGCATCCACATGTTGTTTTAGCATTTGGGTTACTTACAATGAATCTTGCACCTTGCAGATCTTCTAAATAATCAATTGTAATTCCTTCTAAGTATTGATAGCTCATAGGATCTACTAAAACTGTCACACCGTTTTTCTCAATGTCATAATCACCATCAAGTTGTTTTTCATCTAACTTAAAACCATAACTAAAGCCTGAACATCCACCGCCCATAATATACACACGTAGTTTTTCCTCAGCTGATTTCATTCCAGCTACTTTGGTTGCTGCATTATCAGATATTTGCATATTTGTATTCCTTTAAGTAAGGTGCTAATTCAAATATATCTTCATTATTTTGACGTGCAATTAAACAAAAATCTATCCATTCCATCATTTGCTTATGAATTTTTGGGTCTTCTCGAGTCTCTATACCATCAAATGGTAATACACTTCGTACATTTTTTATTCCTCTTACATCTATACCCGGGCTTTTCCAAAAATCATCGATAGGTGCATCCATATTTATATAATATTCTTGTAAATATTTTTCTAATCTATTAAAACCTTCTTCAATATGTTTTGATTTTAAATATATAGGTGAACAATATTTTGGGAATGTAACAATATTACCCAAATTAATTCGTGGTACACCTTTAATATTTCTCCAAAATTCTATTAATTCTGGCATATGCATCCAATTATATATTGATATCGTTCCAAATACTATAACATTTCTTTCAGCATATTCATGATATCTTTTTATATTATTTACGGTTTTATCAAAGTGGCCACCTCGTATCCAATCATATAATTCGTGTGTACCATCTATACTTGCCTGAATATTAACATCATCTATACGATGTAATAATTCAATAACCTTATCAGTAACTAACTGAAAATTGGTAGATATTTGTACCTTACATTCTGGATTTGTATCTGCAACACATTCTAATATTCTTATATTATTAGGATCTGCAAATGGTTCTCCACCTTTGATTGTTAAATGCTCTAATCCTGGAATGATCTTTAAGATCTTCTGTATATCTTTCTCATTCATCTTATACATTGATGTATGAAATTTATGATTCTCATTCCTAAATCTTTTACCAACATCTATAGCATGTTGTTCATACGGTGCCCATTTAGATGAATATTTGCCTGAACATGTAACACACATTTGATTACATATGTTACTCGTAGATACTTCTAAAAATTTTAATCCTGTTTCTGAGAATTCGTATCGATTATATGCATTAAACCGAGCTGCCCGACCTGCTTCAGCATGATGTACACATACTTTACATTGTACTGGAAATTTTTCATTTCTAAAATTTTGTCTTATATCATTATAAACATCAGAATGGAAGAATTCTTCAATATCTTCAATATCTTTTATGTGGCCGATATGCACATGATCGCTGGCACAGCATAAAACTATTTCACCCAATGGGCTAATCGTTAATCCAGTTTCAGGTACTAAACATTTCATAATTTATTTTCAGTCAAGTATGTACTTTGCTGTATTTATATGGTATAATAAGAAAGTCCTTTCTGCGGAGGGATAGGATAAGAGGACTAGTGGGTAGTCGCGTTACCTTTCATTACCCTTACTTGTTCTTCCATCATCTCTTTATCAGTTTGAATCTCATCTAATATAATCTTCATATAGTGTGCCTTTACATCATCATTAACATCAGACGTGACCATCACGTTAAATTCTTCGAGAACATGTAGTTTCTGATTAGCGAATGGTAACCACGGTGTCATAACATAATGAGAATCAGGTTCTACATGAACATGCATTGGTTCTTCTATACCGATTAATGCACCATTAGACTCGTCATCTAAGTCATGAGTGTATGCTATAATTGATTCTCCTGAAACTAATTTGAAGAACTTGACAGGTAAATCTGATATCTCGTGTGGGAAGTCTTTTTCCATATACTTATTTATAATAATTTCACCTCATGTATCTTAAATTTAAATCGTTCCTTACTATATATTTTAACTCTTTCAGCACTATGGTTTAACGTATAATTCTTATTTGCTTTCCAATGTAAGTCATCTGCAATATCGTAAACTGTGGTATCTAATGTACTCTTTCGTAATCCTCTACCAATCGATTGTAATACTCTTATCTGACTCTTACTCGGTGATGCAAATATAATATTATGTAGGTTAACTATATTTATTCCTGTAGAGAATGTACCATATGAACACACCAATATAGCATTAGACTCTGTCTCTGTA